GAGATCACTGGCCTCAATACGAAGCAAGTTGTTAATAACTTGAACAAAATGAGAATCAAGTATCGAATCTTTAGAGAGAAATGGGATAAGGGCGACTTATGAAAAATCTAGACCACTATCTTGAAACCGCCATACAGAATATACAAGATGACAGGGATGTCACCAAAGAGCTTCTGGGCGACGTGATGAGGTTTCTCTCGAAAGACGAGCAGAGACACTCCCAAGTCGGCTCGGTCGCTGCTAAGTACGTTGAGACGCTTCAGAGGAGCAATGAGCAGTTGGTTAAGATATCTGGTCTCATCCATAAGCAGCAAGCCGGAGACACAGGTTTGAGTGACGACGATCGAGCCGATATATTCGATATGCTTCAGGGAGGGCCCGAAGGTGGCTAACGACGCACCCACCGCAAAGCCTGTTGTACCGTCAACAAGTAATATGCCGACCCCCTCTTTGCCCGGAGACGTGAAAAGATTCTTATTAAACCAATTAAATCCAACGACAATAGGGCAAAAAAATGTGGTTTGTCGCCCGGGGATGCTTATTGATAATCCGGGGGCTGTTTATGACAGATTAGTTGCGAACGCATATTCTCCAAACAAGTTTGCAGGTATTAATAATTATAGGGGGATCGTTTTATTAAGATTCAAACTCGGCCTCGCGGACACCAGTTCCGCGGCACAGTGGTTACAAAGTTTTCTTCCCGGCAAGTTAAGTTCTAAGGCAGCAGGGGAGAGTACTATTTTTATTTGCGCAATCCCAGAAATGCACATTATGACGAACCCGTTTCTTTTTCTTTCTAGTCAGATGGAATATTTTGAAAGAGCACTAAAATATCCTTTGTTTGAAATAATGGGTTCCACGAACGCGGATCCAGAGCTGGCCAACGCGGAAGTGGGTTCTATTGTCGACATACAGTTTGCAAATCCGGATTTATCAGTTGGGTATGTTAATAGACTTATCACGCCCGGAAGTTTAGACAACTTTGTTTATAACGGTCTCGATGACCCGAACGCCGCCAGCGTCTGTGAGGCTGGTGATTTGCTGGAGGATATTGATGCAGTATCTTTTATACAGGATCTGAAAAGCAGCTCTCATTTTGCTGGTTGGGGTGATGCAATGCTCATTGCACTCGCGGCCAATGCTCACGCAGAGTCTAGATTTCAAGTCGCCGCCGCCGGCGATCCCCGCCCAACGGCGACGGTCCCCGTTAGCGGCCGTGAACTAGAAGTAACCAATCCTGGGAACAATAAAAAAGCAAAATATTGTTCTTTTGGTTATTGGCAATTAAATATTTGCCCAGAAACAGCCCACGGATCCAGATTTCTTGAGATGTTTGGTATAGAGCGCATCGCGGACCGCTATTTTGAGGACAAGGATAAGGCTTATGAAACATTAATAAACAAAGACAATCAATTCAAATATGTGGCCCGGGCCGTCGTTACCGACCCCCAGTTTAATCAACATATAGCCTCAGAAGTTATAGATGGGAAGAATGAAGAAGAAACTGTTGCTTTTTTGGCCGGCCTGTTTGCGGCAAAGTTTGAGAATTGTGAAACCTGTCATGAGGGAGGAAGAAGCAACACAGCAAGAAAACAGAAGGCGATTGAAATTTATAGAGGACTTCACCAGGCGGATACAGAAGAAGACATGGGCGGCATTACCTTCGATGACCCAGCGAACACGTCGGTTGAGCCTCCAGTAAGCAACGAGTTCACGACAGAAGGTGACGCCCAGCCTGCCCCGGGCTCGGGAGCCTATCGATAGTGCCCGTTCACCCTCGACAGATATATAAGGTAATGTAGGAAAGATTAAATGAGTAAACCGAGAGATCAGCGACCACGAAGAAGTTATTCAAGATACGAAAAGAATAACCCCGATTTAGCTAGTGAACTAGAAGATCTTGCTAACCAAGATGTCTATGCACCGGGCCCAGATGATTTAATTAGCACGAATACGCTGTTTGAGGGTACCGTTCCTCCTGGTGAAAAACCGCCAGCGGATCCGCCGATTGACTCTCCTTTCTCTGTCCTTTCTGAAGAGAATATTAGTACTAGCACTGGTGATGAACTTGATGTGTTTGATGGAAAGTTAACTAGTAAATCTTCAGGGTTTAACAATAGCCATATGGAAGAGAAACAACCGAATTACAATAAAACGGATTCGGAAGAAGTTATTAAGGGTAAGAATAATACCTATATAATACTTGGTAGAGATAGGATTGGAAAAGTTAATTCGGGCTACGGCGGTAAGGGACACACTCGCAGCGGCGCCATCGATATTGTTGTTGGGTTACAAGGGTTCGACCCCGGCCGCGGCGACAAGTCTCGCACCCTGGACTCCCTCGGGCGCCCAACCGGCGATCCCAGTAGTTGGCATGGAGGAGGCCTAGCAGATAAAAACTTTGGATCTCTAAACCAGGATATTTCACCTGGAGACGCCGCTAGAATATACATATCACAAAGAGCGGATATTGATGATTACTTTGATATATGCGACGGGTTTGTCGGAAGATCTTTTTCTGATTCAGCAATTGCAATGAAGGCCGACTCGGTACGAATTATTGCTAGGAAAGGTATTAAGTTAGTGACTCAAAAAAATCCCCCAGGCCGAAATGCACTCGATGGTAAAATAATGGTTACTTATGGTATTGATTTGATTGCAGGAAACAGAGATATTAAGACCGGCCTTGAAGGCCTCGTGCCTGCCAATCCAGAGTTTGGAACAAAAAGAGAAATAAATTATTTGCAACCAATACCAAAGGGCGACAATTTACAGGAATATTTATTAAAGATCCACGGCAACATTCAATTAGTTAATAGTATTTTGGCTGGACTTCTTCTTATCACGCCGAAATTGATCCGTGCTACTTTAAGTCCCAAAGCGGTCGTCGGGGTCGGAGGCGGCACCGCTTTCCCGGGTCTTTCGGATTTAACAGATGTTTTTTCGTATATGGTTTTATTACAGAAACAATTTGGTAAATTGGCAGCATCTCGCATCGGTATGCTGGCTTATGAAGTAGATTATTTACACTCAGTCGGCGCAATTTATATTAATAGTCGGCATAATAGGACAAATTAATGGGCATAAAAACAAATACTTCAGGCAGAACTGCCTACGAAGAATTCGCAAGAGAATCAGCTCGGACACCGGCCGGCAAATTCCGTTTCGGCCGCCACGCCGGCGATCGTCAGCGCGCAGCTCTAGACAGGGCCGCCGCCGACCTTGATCCGCGTCCGGCTCTCGGGGCCCGTTCAGCCGGCGAAGTCCCCGGCGCCACGACGGGATCCACTTTAGAAGAGTCAGGCCTAGATGTAGAAAAATTTAAGTTTTTAGTATGTGGCCCTGAAGTTCCAGGTCAAGAACCAGATCCTTGCCCGATTTGCCGCCCAAATCCTTATGCTTATGTTCCGGATTATCGTATGATGGGAGAAGGAGAAACTTTTTTTAATGGGAAAACGTGCGTGCAGTCCATAGTTTTAACGTTTGATGCGCCCGCCGGGGGGGAATATATTCCGGGCGAGGCCGTGACCCGTCCCGGACCAGACGTAGATACATTGAAAAGCTCAGAATTTCAAGAAGAACACAAAGACCGTGCCGTCCGGTTAATGCTAGACTATTTTAATAAGTCCGAAACTGTAACAGTGTTTAAGTATGTAGAGCAGCCACCACGGGTCGATGAATTCAATGTCATGACCGGAATTGTTGCCGGCATCGCCACCGGCACCGCCACTTTCCTTAGTTTCGGAATTGTCGGCGCCGTCGTCGGCGCCGTAGGCATCGCCACCGCCGGTGGCGCCCTTGACTATCTTATCCCCCCGGCCGTCCCTGGTTATGATTTGAAGAGCGAGGAAATAAATATAATTCCCGCTCTGCTGGAATTTGCAGAATACACATATCATATACCTCTTCAACTCAAGGGCCGGACAAGAGTACTTATTTCAATTCCAGTCGAAATATTTGAAAGGTTGCCGGAAAGATTGATTCAAGAGCCCGAAGCTGAATTCGAAACAAGTTTGGAGGTTGTTTTCGAGGGAAAACAATTTCAACCCGCTCTCAAGAGGGTCGCCCGCGCATTTAGCAAATACCATGGTGAAAGTAAACGATGGGCGACATTCGAGGGCGGCCGGTTTGTAACAGCCACCAATTTTTCTGATAGCTCCAACACAACTCAAACGATCCCAGGAATTCCAGATATTCCGAACGACCCAAACCAGAGAGAAAGGGTATATTTAAATCTAGATAGAGAAGCAGATAGGATAGAAGCTTTCAGGAAAGCCGTTGCCAATTGGGTCAAGCATGATGATATTGGGATGTCTTTTGATCCCCTGCGCGCAAACCGAATACCAGAAAAGATAGGCTTCAAGTTTAAAAAGATATCTCCAGATAGTGATGATATTGAATTAAGATCAGTCACTCTTAATAAGGCTGGTTGCGAAGACATAAAAATTAGCAAAAACGGAAGATATAAAAGATTATTTAAGGCGTTATTAAACGAAAATGAATCTATATTTAAGGACACTAGGACTCTATATTATATCGGATCTGCACCAGAAATTGATGCGGACCTGACGGCTAGAGAACCAACACCCTGGCTTAAAGTTATAACTGATTATACACACCCTCCCTTAGAGATATTGTATGGAAGCAATGGCAATACAATATACGATCAAAGTAGAATTGCTGGATGTATCTCAACGGGAACTAGTGTAGACGAAGACTTTGATACACTAATGTCTTCAATTGAGGGTTGTATTTTATCGGCGCCCGATCAATTTTTGAAGAAATTCTCCGGAGGGGGCGAGGATGAGTCATGTAATGAATACGACGGAGGAATAAAGCAGGTAGGACAGGCTTTTGTTTCCGGCGCCGCAGATTTTAAATCGCTTTTCGACACTACTTTTCAAGAAGGTAAAGACCGAATTCAAAAATCAGATCCTTATCTTTATATTATTTTAGAAGAGATTGTTTATGGATTCAAATCGAACGTTAAGAAATCTAGTGGTTATAAAGACGCCGTAGGCGGCCTCGAAAAAGGAGTAAAATATGAGATAGGAGGAGAGAAAAGTGTAAAAAAGAGAAAGTATGCGCGCTCCTTCCGCCCATATTACCAAAATGACGAGAAGTTCTTTTGGGGCCGGATTAACGATAGGCTTGGTTGGTGTGGTTGGTTAGCAATAATCAAGAGCGCCGCTGATTGTGTGGCACAAGGTATGGGAGAAGAGAGTTCGACTAAAGCCCTCGCAGCAGCCGCCTTTAGAGCGATGGATGACAATTATCTTAATCGATCTTTTCTTGGGCTTTCGACAGAAGACCAACAGAAAATTATAGATAAAATCAAAGCAGAGGTCGGCGATATTCCGGCCCCTTGGGAAGCGGGGTATGTTTCCGGAAATTATTCTGGTGGTGGGTTCTCGCTTCGCCAAAGAAAGATGGCCAAACAACTTCAGAGCGGCGAACTAAACGAATCCACAACCCCAACAGAAGCAGAAGCAATAGCTGAGTTAGAGTCCACGGGCTTTGAATATCCAGAAGAAGAAGAGGAACAAAAGGAATTATTAAAGAAGCTTAAAAAATACAACAGAAGTATGATCAGAGAAATGGAAAGCCAGGGAGGCATCGGCCTTGACGAAGACGCGGAGCTTGCCTTTAACGAAGGTGAGTCACCGCCTGGCGCCGGCGGGACTTATGGAGAAGCCCTCGGCGCCATCCAGAAAGAAATAGTTGATGCTTATAGAAGAACTATGCTTACCGCAATCGGCGCCGATGAGCTTCTGAAAACTATGAATAGAATCCCGGGCGCCCCAATCGTGGCCAGGATGTTTAAACACAGCCCTTGTAAGATTGCGTCTCCGCTACAGATGAATCCGAGACTAGATAACTTTTTAGGTTCGTTAGAGGCCGAAATTTGTTCTTGGGATTCTGATTTAACCCTTCCCGCCATGGCGGATAAAATAGGTGAATTTTTCAAAGATATATTTATGAGGCTACTCCAGGCATTGGCAGAAACGATTATAGGGGTTGCTCTGGCAATTATGGCACAGGTCTTAAAGTTTATTCTCGATAAACTTCTGTCTCTTGCTTGTGACGCCTTAAAATCACTCGGAGCGAACTTAGCTGACTTGGCCGCAGACAATAATCACTTTGAAAACCTTCTTAGAGAGAGTCTGTGCCCCGATGCATCGCGGGAAGACATGTTAGACTCCCTCCAGAAGTTGTTTGGTGCTCTTGGAGGAAGAGATGCGACATGCTTAGAAATGCTTTCTAATTCAGAAATGGGAGATTTTATTGAAGATTTATCTCTTATGCTTACACAAGGCCAAATACTTGAACTTCTTACAGGCAATCCAACCCAAGAAACAATGAGATTGGCGCTTGAGGTCGCCGCGACGAGCACTTCGCCGTGTATTGCTGAAATCTTCTCGGATCCCTCTGCATTCACAACCTTCTTTCCGGCCTTGGGCATCTTTGTACCAACCTTGGAAGATTTAAGAAAAAAATTAAACTTCCCCCCTGCTCTTTTGCAACCCGTTTATCCCTGCGCCCCAGAAGTTAGAGTAAGAATTGAAAATTTAAGGTGTGATCTTCTGGCACAAAAGGGCCTGAGCAAGCAGGAGTGTCGGGAACAACTTGATAATTTAAAAGATCAGGCCGTACAAGACTTGAATGATCTTTTGAATCTTCTCCAATACGGCCCATTCTCGGATTTTCCGAATCTTTTGAGTGACCAAGGATGCCCCGCAGATGGGTTTTTACCAGCAAACGATCCTATAACCAATGATTTTAACGATGAAATTACAAAATCAATGTTTGATATGGTTGAGGAAGCTCATATTAAGGATCTTATGAGTCCAATTAATCACTTTACGGGCCACGGCGGAGTACTCAACGCACTGCTTTCAGATACTATGGGCCGGCCATTTAAAAAGCATAACTGGTTAGTAAGACATTTTGGATCCCCGTTAGCAGAAGACCTGGGATTTTTTGAAATGTGGTCAGATAATGCTGTTAAAATCCCAGATGCGGCCGAGGATCCCACGTCCCGCGACGAAAATTTCCCCATAGATATTTATGGTAATATGTTGAAAAATGAATATGCAGGTAAAAACTTTTGGGGATACACCAAGGGTGGTTACCCTCCGACCGTCGGGGCACATCTGGCGATCACATTAAGAAATATGGAGCCAGAATTTAAAACTATTAATACTCCTCAAGATGCAATGAGTGAATATGAAAAAGTAAAGAGGAAGAATAGAGATAGAATCAAGGATCGTAAAAAGTATGTTAGAGCATTTATTGAAGAGTTTAACTTTCGCACGAGAAATACTTGGCCCGAGAAGTACGCTAGCGCAGCAGATGATTTAGAGTGGGCCTGTGATCAGGTTATTTTTGGCAAGGATCCTACAAAGGATGAATTAAAACACAAAGTTCATTCACCTCAAGAGCGATTACACAACGTTCTTAACGGGAAGAATGTAAGTATTGCTGGGGTACTAACGGGAACCAGAAAATTATCAAAATGGAAAGATAGTACCCAAAGAAAACTCCCCTTTAATGCAGATAAGGCCAACTCCTTCGTTGAGTTTTACGGAAACAGATCAAAACTTCTAGAACTCCCAGATACTTCATCTGCTGATATTCGCTTGCTTTATGATTCATATCCAAGAGAACATGGCGGAGATGAGATCGATCCACCGTATTCTGTTTCAGTTGAATATGATTATAATCTCTATGATGAAGAAACAGGATTTTTGAAAACAGAGAACGAATATGGTCTTAAAATTGTAGAAACCATCAGAAACAAAAAAGGCAAGCCCTTAAGCAAGAGAGATATAAAACAAATGGGGGATAATATGCCTCCGGAATCTATTCTGGGTGAAGATGAGGAATATTCTTACACAAGTTATGATCTTAAAATTCCCGGTGCCTCTGATGTTGGTGCTTTAAATATTATAGATTCGTTAAACCTTCCTAAGACTCCTTTAATCCCCGATTCCTATCAAGTAGAAATTTTAAATCAATATTTCTTAAAAATTCTATTAGATAATTCTAGCGTTTCTAGAACGGAGTTAGGAAGGATAGCACTTGAATCTAAATTTAGAGATCACTTTGCTTTGGCTAAAAAAGGAGAACCCACTGAGTTTGATAAATTAAATTCCGGTTTCCTTAAGAGGATATCATATCTTATTTCTACGGGGAAAACGGGCAAAAACAATAAGCCTAAACAGCCAGAGGGATATGATGTTAACAGAGGCAAAGAAGAGAAGAATGCAGAAAGAAACGAATTAATAGGGCTAGATAATTTTGCTCAAGCTTTTAAGTTCGGACATTCTCCTTACAAGGGACCGAAAATCACATATATGGATCCTGAGATGTATGGTGGCCTTCTTGGTAAACGATTAGGCGATGATGCCCCTAAGCCATTTTATGTGCAGGCTAGAAGGTTTAAGGGTTGGCTAGACATATCGGAGGCCTTGTTGCCGGAGGTAGATGGTTGCGAGCCATCCTCAAAGCCCATATTTGATCTAGAAGATCTTAGAGCAGGTGTTAGCGACATGTCGCAGAATTTGCTTCGTGATGATAGGTTGGAGGGGGATCCTTTATGCTCTATCGAGGCGCCATTTGATAGAATTATGACATCTGAAGATGCTGCGAATTTGGACGGCGCATTGCGCGCAGTCATACGAATTTATACCCTTGACATTTTTATAAGGGCTGTACCAGTATTCACAATATTTGAGTTAAGCGATAGTAATTATGACAATTTATTGGAAAGTTTTATAGCCGAAAGAATAAAGCAAGGCCTTTATCAAGATGGCGTCCGTCGTTCAAACGCCACAGATGAAGAATATTATTTTAGGTTTCTTGAACAAGCCGTTAATAATACAGTTAGAAAAATAGATTCTGGTATGCTAGTAAGAGAAAGTGACTCTGGCTTGGCCGACGGGGATTTTACTCTGGCAGAAGAAGAGGCATTATCGGAGATAATACGGGCTGTAAATAGTTATTATAGAGAATATGCCGGCGGATTGGAGGTTCTTTCGGACATCGCCATTAAAACGCAAAGCATTTTCAAAAGAAATTTCTCCACAGCAGCCTCCAGTGATATTATCGGGATCGGAACTGGTAGTAGTAGATTTAGTAAGCACGCAGCGGAAGCCGCCAAAAGGAGCGCTTTCGAAAAAACAATTAGACAAAATGAGAGTTCTGCTCTCATGATGTTGAATCGTTACATACGAGAAGAGTTGGCTATACTAAAAGAAAAATTTGTCTTAACACTTCCTCCCTTGGTAAGCAATGTCCATCACTTATTTCTCATTAATGAAGAATGGATAAGAGGAGCGGTGTATAGCGACGGGCCGTTTGATGTGCAGTCAGATCCTAACGATCCTGAAACTTACAATATTAAGGCGTTGCAATCAAGTGAATTCGAAGAAGAAAATCAAAATCCTCTTTTTAAACGCGCCTCAATCGATTCTTATTGGCCCTTTGTGTTAGAAAAATACATTCGTATTGAGGATAAATCTGGACCACCCATTGATGAATTCGACCGTCGAGGGGAAGTTATGTCGAGGAAAAAAACTTTATTTGATATTGTTAATATAGAAGCCTGGAATAGCAAAGTCAAAAAGTTCAAGCGCAATGGCCTTGAAGGAGATATTTCTGAGTTTTGGGGTAACCCCGAGCGAACCGGAGAGACAGAAAACATTGAAAATCACAACCATACATATGATATTGATCTCGACGGGAATGGCATAACATCAACTCACACGGATTTACGAGGAAACGAACACTACCACGAGATTATAAAAACAAAGGTTGAGAGAGCCCAAATGGATCCAGGCGCTGACGGACACAAACATGATATACCTATTACTGGGTGGAAGTTTGGTTTGCGCATTTGTTATGTACCGGAGCCAACTAGTGAAAATCAGAAAGCTTTCGGACCACTGGCCGCGACGATCGACGAAGAGGTTGTTATAAGCCAGAAAGCCTTCCGAGTTAGGAACAGAGACAATAAAAAACGCTATTTAATACCAATTGCGTCTGCCGAACTTCCCATACCTGATCAGGAGTTTACTCTTTTCGACCCCGATTCCTATGACGTATACTGTTTAATTGAGGAGTTGGTTAAAACACCAGAATATAAGACTATGTTTGAGTATATTTTTCCTATTTCAAGATTTATATCACTTCAATCTATTTATAGTGCTATGACTTTTTTTGATTCTGTGGGCAATATTGGTTATCCTTCTACTGGCGGAGATATGTGGGAGGTCGCCGGCGGCAAGAAAGGGAAGAAATTTTATAGATGGAATCGCGGCCCACAAGCATACAAGGACTCCCGGCTCGCCGCCAAACAATTGTTTACCAGTTTATATGAAGCAGCACAGGCAATTGATTTCGATTCTAGCAATGAAACCGACCCAAATACTGGCCCGACTAATCTTAGGGATCTAATTAGACCAAAGATTAATTTTGAAGACGGTTTGCGTTGGTGGGAAAGAGGAAGGTTATTGAGTCGCCCGTTCGATGCGGACGGAGAGGACTGTGATTAAAGGAGGAACACTATGGCAGAAGGAATATCAGTTGCATTACCACTGAGGATTGATCCGGTCGACGGTGCGTATGGCTTAAACAAAAATATAAATCAAGTTGCAGCACAGAATTTAAAAATGGTCGTTCTAACTTCTCCCGGTGAACGGATAATGTTTCCAGAGTTTGGTGTAGGTGTTAGGAGATATTTGTTTGAGCAGAATACAGAATCCACCCTTTCCACAATAAAGAGTAGGATTGAACAGCAGATATCAACGTATTTACCCTATATAAAAATATTAACACTACAAGTGGGAAGCCCATCCATTATGGGCGCCCTTCCGGGATCAAAAGACAATTCGATCGTTCTAATAAAAATAAGATATTCAGTTCCATCAGCAAACATTATCTCTGATTTAACTATTCCTGTTTCAAGTTAAACTGGATACTATTTATTACTGGAGAACTTGTAAATGGCCAAAAGAACTTTCCCAATAGATTATACTAGCAGAGACTTTGATTCTATCAGAGAAGACCTAGTTAACTACACAAAAAGATATTATCCCGATACTTTTAAAGATTTTAGCGAGGCCTCGTTCGGTTCTCTGATGTTAGATACTGTGGCCTACGTCGGCGATATCATGTCTTTCTATTTGGATTATCAGGTAAATGAATCATTTTTAGACACTGCTTCGGAATATAATAATGTATTGCGGTTAGCAAAACAAATGGGCTATAAGTACCAGTCCTCTAAATCTACGACGGGTATGATTTCTATGTATGTGATTATCCCTGCAAATTCGACCGGCTTGGGTCCAAATACAGATTATTTTCCAATCATAAAGAGGAATACGGTTCTCTCATCTGACGGCGGCGCAAGTTTTATCTTGTTAGAAGATGTTCGTTTTGATGATCCTTCTAATGATGTGGTGTCCGCCGCAATCGATGATTCAACGGGAAATCCTTCAAGTTATGCAGTTAAGGCTGTTGGGCAGATCATATCCGGTCAATTTAATATCAAGTCCGAGACGATTGGATCTTTTGAAAGATTTAAAAAGGTTAGGCTTCGTAACCCCAATATAGTAGAAATTATTAGTGTATTTGACTCTGATGGTCATGAATATTATGAGGTGGAATATTTATCGCAGGATGTGGTGTATAAATCTGTTCCGAATAGAGATGAAAACACAAGAGACAATGCTCCGTCTTTATTGAGGCCGTTTAAAGCAGCTAGAAGATTTATAACAACAGCAAATCGCAACGGCATTACTTTACAGTTTGGATTCGGATCCGAATCGCAGGTGGCCACACCTGGCCTGGCCGAACCATCAAATGTTGTTTTTCAAAGACACGCGAAGGACTATGTAACCGACAGTATTTTCGATCCTTCGGACCTTATAGGATCTGATAAGTTGGGCATTGGGCCGGCCGACACAACATTAACAATAACTTATAGGTCCAACACAGTTAGCAATGCGAACGCTGCCATCGGTGCAGTTAACACATTAGTTAGACCACGTTTTGAGTTTAACGATCCATCGATAACCAATAATGCCACCGCGGCCTCCGTCATTTCCTCTCTAGAGTGCTCCAACGAGGAGCCTATTGTTGGATCTGTTAGAAATCCAAATGTTGAGGAGATAAGAAGCCAGGCATTAAATATCTTCCCAGCGCAGAGCAGAGCAGTTACAAGTTCAGATTATGAGGCGCTCACTTATGCGATGCCGGCCCACCTTGGGGCAGTTAAGCGTTGTAGGGTTGTCAGAGATCAGGATTCAATTAAAAGAAATCTAAATATTTATGTTATTTCGGAGAACGCGTTTGGAAAACTTATACAGGCGAACTCTGCTTTGAAGCAAAATCTTAAAATTCACTTAAATCGTTATCGTATGATTAACGATACTGTTGATGTCTTGGACGCTAAAGTAGTGAACGTTGGAATTGAGTTTGAAGTGGTTGCAAGCGAGGAAATAAACAAATACGAGGTGCTTGATAACGCAATCACGGCCGTTAGACAAAAGTTTGGCCAAAAGACAATGTTTATTGGAGAGAGGCTTTATATCACAGATATATATTCGGTTCTTAACAAAGCAAGGGGCGTGGCGGATACGTCGAAGGTAAAACTTGTAAGCAAAAGAGGAGCGAATTATTCTTCCTCAACTTTGAACATCGGCCGTTTTATGTCCCTCGACGGCCGCTATCTTTCAGTTCCGGATAATGTTATATTGGAAATTAAATTTCCAAAAATAGATATTAAAGGGACAGTAATATAATGGGCGTAAAAAGATATTATGCAACATCAGATAATACGATTACCAATGCTTACGAGGAGAACCTTACTACTCGCGGAACCGGTTCAAATATGGGCGCCGCAGATATTTTGGAAGTATTTACCATCTATGGTCAGGCCGGAACTTCTTCAGCCAGCGCTGAGAAGTCTCGAATTCTTATAAAATTTAATTGTACGGCGTCAACGAATTCGATCAAGGCCGATCGCACCGACGGCGTAATCCCTGACTCCGGTTCTGTAAATTTTTATTTACGCTTATATAATGCACCCCATGGGCTAACTTTACCCAAATCGTATACGATGGATATCGCACCCGTTTCTAGTTCGTGGTTCGAAGGCACTGGCTTAGATATGGAGCTTTATAAAGACAAAGGTTCATCCAATTGGACCAGCCGCCTTTCTTCCTCTGCTGGGGAGATTGCATGGACTGATACAGGGGGTGATTATCGTACAGATACCTCTTCATCTTACACAGCATCTTTTGACGTGGGGACAGAAGATATAGAGGTTGATATTACCACCCTTGTGGAACAATGGGTGAATAGTGCCGGCAACATTCTAGGTTCTAAGGATGATGAAGGCGTAGGAATTTATATATCAAAAGATTACGAAACTCTTTCTCGTTCTTATTACACAAAGAAGTTTTTTGGAAGAGGAACAGAGTTTTTCTTCAAAAGGCCATATATTGAAGCCCGTTGGGCGTCTTCGATTGAGGATGACCGGGGCAACTTTTATTATAGCAGCTCATTGGCCACCGCAGCAGAAAACTTAAATACTATTTATTTTTATAACTATTTCCGCGGCCGCCTAAGAAATATTCCACGCGTCGGGACTGGTGAGATTTATGTAAGCTTTTATTCAGGTTCATCTGACGATACGGCGCCGTCTGGTTCCGCCATTAGTTTAGTTGCCGATGGCACTTATGTCCGCTCGGCATTGCCGACAGTTACTACCGGCGGTTATGTTTCGAAAGGGATATATTCGGCATCTGTTGCTATCACTTCTTCTATAACACCTGTTACTACGCTTTATGATGTTTGGTTTAAGGGTGGTACTGGATCGGTGGAATATCAAACCGGTTCAATAAAACCAATGGTATTAAAGCCGTCTTTTACGGCCCCAAGCAACGAATACTCTATTTCAATAACAAATCTTAAGAATGTGTATCGCTTTAACGAGACGGGAAGATTTAGGGTGTATACACGCCAAAAAGATTGGAGCCCAACTATTTACACCAAGGCGGTCGCATCGCCGCAAGTTCAGGTTGTTGAGAGCGGTTCATACGAGATATACAGAGTTGTAGATGATTTGAAGGTTATTCCATATGGAACAGGCAGCACAAAACACACAGTTATGTCTTACGATGCATCGGGCTCTTATTTTGATTTAGACATGGGGATGCTAGAGACAGGTTATATGTATGGGATTAAATTTGCATTCTATAATGAAGATATCAGCTCTTGGGTCGAACAACCGGAAACATTTAAGTTTAAAGTTCAATCAAGGCAGAATTGATAATGGGTATTAAGAAACTATTTGATACTAACAAACCACAGGCCGTTCTTAAATCAACTAGTCTTGAAGAAGAAGTAGTAAAGAACGCACCTGAACTTGAATCCGCTGATAATGTAAGAGAACAAATCAAGCGGATAAATCGATTTATTCCGCAGGTTGACTTTAGTGATCCGAATAATTTTGTCACATATGGATCCGCGCAGTCATATTATGAAGACGCGCTCTCGCGAATTTATCGTGAATTTCCATATGACGGCGCTGAAGAAGAAATAACTAAATTTCACAATGAATCGAATTATCTTGATCTTTATATTTTTGAAAATAGATATCCTCGCACAAACGGATATATCCATTTTGGAACGTCCCTGGCAGCCGGCACCGGATATCTAGTTCAGAATTCCGGCTGGGGTAGTTACGATACCAAAGAGTACATCAAAATCGTTGGCGGACCCCATACAGCCTCTGGAGGGATGTCTTCCGGGTTTTTACACACTTCCTTTGCGGGCGCCAATTATTACGATACAGACATTTACACCACCGATGGCACATTGCCTCTTGGCCGCGTTGGCACTCGTGAATCAAATTTAAAATTTGATTTGTCCAAAGGAGTGTCAGTAGAGTTTTGGCTTAGAAAAGAATCCTTTGAGACTTCCGCCACTATTTTACTTCAAAACTCGAAAGAAGTAATTTTTGATCTCTGGAATGGGCAGTCTACGGCTAGTGCCGTCGGGCCCGAGGAATCGACCGCTCACGCGGGTTATGGCCGGTTTTTACTTTATCTTACGGCTTCAGGGCCCCACGAAGCAGGCGCCGATCCTCTTCGGTTACACCTCGCATCTGGCTCTAGTGTAGCAGATTTAAATCTTCTTTCGAGCGCATATACAAAGGATTCAATAGCCGACAATAGTTGGCACCATTACGCGGTCACAGTAGAATCTGGTTCTACCGGCATCACAACAACGGCATATGTTGATGGTAATTTAGATAACACGAATACAACAGCCTTAGACTTTGGCGAAGTAACCGGATCTTTGAATGCACATATAGGTTCATTACAGACTGCACCTTCAGGAAATGTATATGGTGTGAAGCTAGCCGATTTTGAACTTGGAGGCCAGGCCCGCTTGTCTGCATCGATAGACGAGTTTAGGTATTGGAAAGGAAAGAGGGATGAAAAAGATATACAAAATAATTGGTGGACACAAGTAAGAGGTGGGACAAATAACGAAATAGCCAACGCAGAGCTTGGTGTTTACTACAAGTTCAATGAAGGTATAACAGGCACAAGTTCTGTAGATTCTGCTGTTTTGGATTATTCGGGCCGTATTTCAAATGGGGTTTGGTATGCATATCCTGGCCAGGCTGCAAGAGAGTTGGGTTCTGCTATGGTGTCTTCTTCCGCAGCAGTATCGGGTACCGTAGAATACAAGGATCCAATTATATATGACTTCCATCCGGATGTAAAGACTCTTTATAGTGAACTGTCTACCACCGGTAGTGTTTATGATCATGAAAATCAGGCAAGCATCAAAGATTACCTTCCGTCTTGGGTTGTTGAACAGGACGAAACTGACGGCTCCGAAAATGTTAAAAGATTAACGCAGATTATTGGTTCTTATTTTGATACTTTGAACTTACAGATTAAAGCCCTGCCTCATTTATCAAACAATACCTACTTGAGTTCAAGTCATAAGCCAACTCCATTCGCGAGAAATCTATTAAGTTCTAAGGGCTTAACCGTACCGGAGATATTTGTCGATGCAGATATACTTGAAAGATTCGCGAATCGCAGGGACGACAGGGCGTATGATTTAGATATTAATGAAGTTAAAAACCTTATTTATCAAAATATTTATAACAATTTAATTTATATTTATAAGTCAAAAGGCACCGAAAAGGCGTTTAGAAATTTGATTCGTTGCTACGGAATTGGCGACGAGGTTGTTCAGTTTAATGCATACGGTAATAATACAGAATTCAAATTTGAAGACACTGATTATTCAACCACAACTCGTAAGAATTATGCTGATTTTAATCACCCAAATCGGTTTGATGGGATTGTGTATCAAAGCCAGTCTGCGACCAACGCAGAAACATTAATGGTCACTCACATTTCTGGAACAAGCAAATACCTTACCAACACAGCAGAGGTGGAGGTTGTTTTCCCAAGAAAATATGAATTTGATAATCCTAAGTATTTTCCAACTCCATTCTTGAGTTCTTCGATATTTGGTTATCATGAATCAAGAGGGCCCTCGGATTTTATTTGGAAGACGGCAGGTAATGATGATAATTTCCAACTTTATTTTGTTCGAACTGCCCGTAATTCTCGTGATGGATATTTTGAACTAAAGGGCAGAACCGGAACTTTTGGTCTCACAAGTTCCGTATATAGTAATGTTTATGACAATCAAAAATGGAATTTTGCAGTTCGAGCAAGGGGCGAGAAGTGGCCTTATGCTAACAAGCTTTCTGGTTCCACCGCATCAGATCAAATAATTTTGGAGTGGTTTGGGGTCAACACAGAATTTGGCACAATAAAAAACCAGTTTCAATTAACCGCTAGCGCCCAGAAGGATGCGTTTCTCACGGCCGATCGTAGATATTATATCGGCGCGGACAGAACAGATTTCAGTTCTTCTGTTGTGACTAATACTGATGTTAAAATTTCTTCTTTGCGTCACTGGGTCTCTTATTTAGAGAATGAAGTCATTATCGAGCACGCCAAAGATCCTTTAAATGTCGGAACAAAATTTCCAAGTAGAAATATAGCTTTTAATCCGGATCCCTCCGGCGTGGCGATTAACAATCAGACAATACCAAATATAGAATCTTTGGCTATGCATTGGGATTTCTCTCAAGTAACAGGGTCTGATGCTTCTGGGTTTTTTACTGTGGAAGACGCCTCTTCGGGCTCTGTAATTCTTGAGTCACGATATTCTAATGAAGGAAAGATTTCAAACATTATAGCAAATCAGTATGCCGGCACGGGCTACTTCCCTTTAAAAGTCTCTTCGACCACGGTAATCTCCAAAGAATTCATTCCGACAAACAGACAAAGACTACCAGAGATTATCAATTCTGATGATGCTGTGAATGTTCTTACTAGGGATGACGAACTATTTCCTCGCGATGCCTCCCCATCACAAATGTTCTTTGCTTTTGAAAAGAGCATGTATGGTGTTGTATCACAGGAAATGATAAATTACTTCGGAACCATTGTTGAATTTAACAATCTTATCGGAGATGTGGTTAATAAATATCGTGGAGATTACAAGGGATTAAGATTATTAAGGAATTTATTCTTTGAAAAGATTCAAAATAATCCCGACTTTGATAAGTTCGTAGATTATTATAAATGGATTGATAATTCACTCGGAATTTTCTTACAGCAGCTTGTCCCCGCCTCGGCCGATGTTTCTGATGAAATTCGTACCGTGGTTGAGGATCATATTCTTGGAAGATCGAAATACCAACACCAATATCCACATCTTGATTATAAGGGTAATGAGCGCTGGGGAAGTAGTGAAGATAAGATTGAAGGCAGAGTTAAGGGTATAGGAGAACTATCTTATAACTGGCAATATGGACACGCGCCACTGCCCACCGCAGCCACAGCAACGATAACCGTGGCAGATGGTGACGCAGCAAGTGGAATGGATGAGAAAGAGACCATTGTTATTACTTCAACAGACGGCACCGAAAAAACATATTGTGTCTGCAACGACCTTGACTCCGGCGCCCTTGCAACTGGTGATATTCTCGCGTCTGACACTGACATAGGATCTCAGGTCGCCGGGGCCGGCCTCGTCGGCGCCATTGCGGTTGCCCTCAACTTACCGCCGGCGACGCCTCATTCTCAGAACGTTTTCTTAGTTCAGCTTAAGGCAGCCATAGAGCATGCCAATGGCCACAACGGTAAGATTATAGTTTCTGCTGTTCCAGCCGAAGCCGACGGCGCACAGTTAATTACTTTGACTCAAGCAGTGCCCGGCGCCGCTGGAAATGTAACCGTCACAGACGATATGAGTCAGACTACGCTCGCCGGCTTTACTGGTGGTGATGACGGCAAACAAAATACAAGCGCTCGCTGGTGGAAAGAGCGCGCCAGTAGAAGTAATACAGCATTCGGGGCGATCGGGACAGCAACAGTCATCGCCGAAGCCCGCCAATCAATAAGCGATATTATCCTCAGTTTCAACTCCGCATCCGCTGATAAGTTTAATGACGGCACCGGGAAAGAAGGAATATATGAGGGCTCAGCCTATGCTCTACGCCAACAAACTCGACCTTTTAAAATGTCTGTTGGGTTCCCGACACAGATAGGTGGAGGATATAATTATCCACGCGGCTCCAAGCCTGATGCAGTATTTTCTATTTTTAAACGAGGTAAGACAAATGCAAGGTTCGATGCCTCCAAAGGAGACTTTAAAGATATTGATGTCGCTGAAACTGGGCCCCCGATTAAGCAGGCAAAGCGCAAATTTAAGGATCTGCTCTTAACAGAGAATTTAGATTCAAATTCTTATGCTACAAACAAATTTGTGCCCCCGGTGGATATATATAGTTCTTCTGCGGGTAGCACAGGATATAGGTCCGATACTAGTGGTCTTGAATATGCTGGTTATCACAATGATTCTTATGGCGACGATTATGATATACCGATGCAGGGCCCGTTTACTAAACAACATGTCGGCGGCCACAGACACAGGCATACCGACATTACAATTGATCCCACTCTTACTTCCTCGGCCACTCGCGCCGAGGCATGGCATTTAAACAACGCTATCTTTAGGGCCAATGATTCAACCTTAGAACGCCCGTCTTCTTCTCCACAATACCGTCGAGATGAAATATCCAAACGGCCACTCAATATCAAGAATATCCAACACAGATCTGGTTCGAACACTATATCAATGGGTAATTTTAACAAGCGCTACGAAGTTGTCCAAACCTCAGATCGCCGGACAAACAACAGCGAGTTTGTGAAGTCTGAGGGCTTCTCTACGGCGTCCGTCACGACAGACCTGCTTGGGTATGTCGGAGGCCTTGTGGACTACGCTAAGCCCACTAGGACGCGCAGAGAGCACGTTATTGTGGAACGCTTCTCCGCCCCGGGCGGACCAGAGGTTGCTGGCGATACCATCGGTGGCCCCGGCTTAGACTATGAGTCAGGTCAATATTCTCCATACAACAACTTGAACTATAGAAATATAACAGTTAGACAGCCGTTGCGAACGCTTTTAACCGAGAGAAGTGAGCGTTTTGGCCTTCGTTCCGGAAGTGGTGGTGATATTTCACTAGACTATGTTACAAATTACACGGCAAGTTACCACAAAGTTCATAGAAATAGATTAAAGATGGCCAGAACTGGCTCCGATGGCCTAATCGCCACAGCCTCAGTTTATGATAATTATTATGTTCAGCATATGATTCCCAGATCAGACCTTCAATATTCTTGGATCACGGCATCGTATACTTCGACACAGGGTATCATATTTGGATATCTTCCATATGATGGACTAACAAGGGTTTCTAGTTCTCTTCCAGCCTCGTTGCCTGGTGGAGAAATGGGTTATTCCTATGTCAGTGCTATCAACTTTACTACTGCTAGTGAACTAGGGTCGGTCTTGACATCCGCCGGATGGCGAAAGCCCGCGGCACGCACGGATAGTGGCCTTGCATCCAATTATCCGACTAATTTTGTTGGTATGAACACCACCATTCTTGAACCTATTAGTTCCTCAGACTTTATTCTTGGATACCCTTTGTCCGCGGATAACAGACATTATTATAATTTTTCTACTACTGGGTCCTTTACTGTAGCTACCAATACTCCTGGTGGTTTCATAGAAAGAATCCCGAATACCACGACTCCCAACGGCCGCGCCAAATCCGCTGAGGCCTTTAACCATCTCATGTCACACAGAAATGGCGCCTACGGCTATCCGACTTGGAAACAGATACGAGTAGGTCAAGGCCAGTTGGCAAGACACTATCGCAAGAATAATATATACACGCATACACCTCGGTCCGGTCCTCCAATTGTTGCTTTAGTTTCGGGAGGCAGCATTGACGTGTCATCTAGAAACGGTGAGACTCTGTATATAACACAATCTGCTGTAGATATAGCAAACAAGCCTTTGATTTATAAATTTGTTGTCAAAACAGGTGAGACGAGAGCCGGGAAAGAACTAAGATCCCAAGCCGTCGTCAAGGCTAGTTTTGGAAATAATTATGGTTTCTTTAATAATTCGAATTTTAACGAAAGCATAGGTGTGAAAACAGATTTTAAAGACTCCACTTATAGAGAATTTTTAAATATCTATGGAAGAAAAAAGAAAGATGCTAGTACAGACCCCATCAAGAGATTGATTTCGTTAAAATATAAAGAAGTTGTATATCCATCAAGGCGAAATATTTACAAAGAAACAATCAGGGGCCGCACGAATTATAAGAATAATTTTTGGAGGGATGACAGATCCAACCGAACAACTCTCGGAAAGGAAAAGAAGCCTACAAATTCAGCCGGCTATGTTGTCACCCAAAGTTGCTGGGCCCTCGACGCGATGGAAGATTTTGAAACCTTGGATACTTTTACGGTGCTGTCCGGTGGGTTGACCGCTTCTAATCTTGAAGGTCACCGATCCGGAGAACTTCAAAATGAATATTCCCACTATCATGCGGGGACATCATCCAACGCTTATCCTGCTGCTCTTTATGCAAGAAAGCATATATTACCGCTTAGCTCCTCGGTCCAGGCGCGCTGGGGTATGGATCGCACCGATATTCTCTCCGCCGCTCACGATAGAAACCTTCTTAAGGCGGCTTCTATGTTCCGTGGCGAAGCATTCTGGGATGCCGGCACGAACGCGGGTCGTTATGAAGGAACTTCTAGTGCTTTCGCGACAAATGCAACAAATCCCTTTTATGATACATATGATGAGTATTTCACCGATATCAAGGCCGTAGGCCAAGCATATTCTATTATTCCAGAGTTTAGAATTACAGATCATTTGGATTTTTATTCTGAACATTCTGAGGATTTCTTAGTTGAGAATCAAAAGTTATTTAGAATTGTTGGAGTTCCGAGCGGTACCATTTTAGCACAAAATAGTTCTGATCAGAATTTCTTTGAGACATTCACAAATACTGATTTCTTAAAATATTTTGAAATTATTAAAAAAGATCATGATGGTATTGTCGATCCGCACACAATTACACTGAAGTGTAAGGCAATTAAAAAGTTAGTTCCATACGACGGCTTCTATCCTGCGGAGAGGACCATCCAATTGTCTAGGCAATTTTTGGTTGATTATAGTGCTTCAGTAAGTAGAATTCAGGGCGAGGATGCCGCCGACGCATCGTCGATCCGGAATTTTATTAAACCTTTATTTTCTCCCGGCATTCTTTATAATACAATTAAGTCTGGGCTAGCCGTAGATTATCCGATTGTGCAATCTAAGCTGTCGAAGAATACCCACGGCCTCGACCCCAAGCGCGCCAAAAGGGCCCGTGTGTATGATGCCGATCCATCGACGATGGTTGATGGTCATGTAAGAATGATTATTAACTCGGCCTCTTTTGCTATATTTTCTAGCACGAAAAAAGGATCCCGGGAAGCAACCCGCGGCGTTAGTGACCATTTTGGTGGATGGGATAAGAGGTTGCCTTTCGAGGCCCTCATCGATCCGGAGAATTATTTAGCCAATATGGAGATTGGAGATGATGAGCCCTCTCCATATGCTAGAATAGAAAGCATCGTTGCTTGGGATGGCTCGGGCGGAACAAAATATAAAAAGATGATTAATAACTTTTTAGCAGAAAGTATTAATTTTTTCTTGAAAGGGAAAAAACTAACGACAATCCAATCCCTACGCCAGAAGGAATTCAAAGCAGTCACACCAGGAACTCCGTATGGAATGCGCGTTAAAATGTGGCGTTCTCAAACAAAGACCAAGCTAGTTAGTGGATCTTGGGGCGCGTATGAGGTCCCACAAAACACAAGAACTATCGTTGAAGTCGGTGACTCGGATCCTTTTTCAGGAAGAGAAAATGAAGGGGCTAAAGCGATCGAAGTAACACCAAATGAAACATTTACAATGTATTCCCGCCCCTCTGCTTTTGGTCCTCCGCTGGGGCTTATCCGAAGTGGAAATTACGATCAGTGGTCAGGATACGATGCCAAGGCCGGCTCAATACATGATTACGATTCAGCTAATGGTGTTTATGCTTCACACACTCCACCATATTATGATGGAGAATGCTGGTATGATATTATATTTTGGCCCCGCGGCGTTGAAACACAGTATTATTCTAGTACACCACACATCTTTCAGTTTAAAGCAGACGAAACGGGAGAGCCCTATAAACCAACTCTTGACGAAATTTTTGCTTCTCCACACGAATCATTGTTCAACACAAGCGCATCAATCGGAGGTGAGACTAGTCAGTTGCCCTTGGCCGGTTCATTTAGAAGAAAGTGGCGCTTTGATCAGGAAGCACTAAGCCAACACGCAGGATCCTCATATCATTTGACCGGAGGATCGGGGGACAATGTTGGATCCAATGCAGGTTCTGGCATCGGCATCATTCCAGACGGCGGCAACCAGACAGTATATGTTGGCCCCTCCGCCGGCCCTTTCATAAATGAGTGGGCCATGCAACTTGACGCGAGTTTAAACATTTTTAGGAAGAGTAAAAATACAAATGTAAAAGATGGACAGAGAAAATGGTCCATCCAAACAAAATTTGAAACACCTATGCTTAATTTTAATGGTATTGGGACAGGTAGTAACTCTCTTACGGTTTGTAATAATAAAAATGCAAATGCATGTATTCCCCGGGGAATGTGGCACCAATTTGGGAGAATCCCAAAAGATGGTATAGGTGTGTATATGCAGGTTACAGACATCCCCGAGGATTGGCTGGCTAACCACCCCAGTGCATCTCTTAAGCCGGACATGGCTGGCCTCTTCTCTTCAAACAATAAAAGCCCATATGTTAACAACTATAGTGATGCATCAACTTACTATAATAATTATAGCGCCCCGATTGGCACCACCGCATCCTACCAGACTCCAGCAGTTCAGTCTCTAGTGGACGTTTGTGGTTTTAAAACTGACCCAGTTCGCATTGGTGAATTGCCTTCAAAAAGAAAAATGTTTGAGGCTGTTGTGGCTGTTCCGTTTAAAATCATTGAAGGTGAGAGGAAATTTTTTGCTACATTCGCGGTAAATGATGCGGCATCGGGAATAGCAGGAGAGTCTTATCGTCGCTTGGTTAGAATGATGAGGAAGTATGTGTTCCCGCCATCTCTTGATTTTGTTAATAATACAGATGTGCTACCCATTTCAATGTATGTTTTCGAATTTTCACATACTTTCGACAAAGATGATATCTCTAAAATTTGGCAAAACGTTTCGCCTAAAATTGGTGTCGAAGCAGAATCGTCATTTTCATCCGTGACACATGAATTACTAGCCAACGAACTTATAGGTAACTTAAAAGAAGCACTTCTTTCACATACTGAACGAAGAAAAATGCCCTATGTTGATATGGACAAAGAATTGCGGTGGATGGTGTTTAAGGTCAAGCAAAGGGCAAAAAGAGATTACTTCACCGAAACAATAAACAAAGAACCAGAGATGCCTTTTTACACACAGAATTGGCCTTATGATTTCTGTTCTCTTGTTGAAATGGTTCAAATCGAAGCCGGCATAAGTTTTGAGAAAGTTCCTGATTCTAGAAAAGTTGGCTTTAAGAGACTAAAGGATGCGGACGCCGCGGCGTTCGGAGACAGAGGAGAAGCCGGAAGCGGGGAGGGGATTCTCAAGGAAATATTGGGTCAGGATGTTACCACCGAACAAGTCCTCACCACCAATCTGGGCTCCTTCGGTACACAGATCGAACAGACTATTGGTGGCCCACAGGGTGATATTGTAGAGGCTGGGCCAGGCCAAATTATTACCGCCGGCGGCGTCGTGGGTGGACTTTCGGGAGTTGGCCAACAAGGGGCCCTCGGGCCCGGGGGAGAAGAGGCGCCGGCGGAAGGCACCATCCAGGCCGGACAAGCCGGACAAGCCGGCGGCGTCGGCGGGCCCGTAGGAATTGGCGCCGGCGAAACTCTCGGGGAAGATTAATAATGAGATTTTTTGATTCAAAAGAAGAGGTATTAGATATACAACTTACACAATATGGTCGCTATCTGCTCTCAAAAGGGGCTTGGAAGCCAGAATATTACGCTTTCTTTGATGAAGGAGTTATATATGATGCTAACCATGGGAACCACATTGATAGTGCGGAAAACAAAAACTCCGCAGAGACTAGGATTCAAGAGGAAACACCTTATTTTAGAACACAAACGGGCTTCTCTGGCCGTGATGAATTTCTTTTTGACTCTGCTACTGATCTTCGAGACAGAATTCGATTAGCCACATACGAAAAACTTAACGTGATGCCCCTGAGTCTAGGAACTTCCACCTTAGAATCAACAAAGGTGCCGGCATATAAAATAAGATTTTTAGAGGGTAAGATACAAAATTTAGAGTTCAATCTTACCGGAAACCTTCGCACGGAAAAAACAGGATCGGGGACAACTGTGCAAAATACTTATTCACAGCAACTTTTAAAAATCCCACAAATAGATTTAGATGTGGAGTTTAAGATAAGCGTCGAAGAAAGAGGCACAGCGCCGAAGTTCGAAGAAGATCCAGCCCTGGTTCCGGGAAACTTATATGCCGACGGTTCACAAGTTTATGTCGGCCCAGATCAAATAATTGTTGTTATCGAAGAGGAAAACGCTTCGTTCGATTATGAAAATTTTGATATAGAAGTTTTTGAGATAAAAGACGAAACAGGAAATTTGGGAGAACCCGTGCTTGCACCTCTATCTTTTATCAAACCCCTTCAGATGGTAGTTGATAATAAACTTATAAATCAAAGAGAGGCGGAGTTACAAGCGGGAAGAGTAAACGGACAGTTACCAGAACTGGATCCAACTTATGTAGAATACTATTTTGATATTAATGTCGACGGGGAAATAGACGAAAACACTCTTTGTCGTTCTGCTTCTAAACTCAAATCTACTGATCTTTTCAACGATCTAGAGATTAACTGTCCGGATTTGAGAAACCCATCCGCAATTAATATTTATGGGACAGATGCGTTGTCAGAGAACTGCCCAGATTATTAGGTGCAAACTATTTATTGTATTAGGGACTTTTAAATGGCCATTGAAGTTGATTTTTCAAGTATTTTTGATATTGTTTTACCAAATGTTTACATTAAGAAGATAGCGATATCTCATTCCAGTTTGTCTGATGAAGGCTCCGCGTCTCATTATGATGAAGACGTAGAGTATTTTTTTGAAAAAAATAGATTTGGTAAAAAACTGTTATCCAAAAGACAATCTGAGTCCTTTCAACAAATCGCAACCGGTAAATTTCTATTGGTCAAGGCAAAATTGGTAATTAAGGATTATATCAAAAAGAATAATAAACCTCATTGGGTTGAAAATGAAGAAATATTAAACTTCCTAAAACTTCGTGTGTTATTGAGCACAAAAAGCCAAGTAACTGATGATCTAAGAACACGCGGCCTAACAGAAAAGAATATCAAGAGATATAAGAATTCCCGCGGCCTGAAAGAAAGGGTAATTTCTCTACGCAGAATAGGCAAGAGAAAGATTGAATCTTATAAAAAAGAAAAAATTGATGGTAAGACCGTATATTCTGTGACATATAATGTTTCATATAAAGTGTATCATCCGAATCCAAGACATTTGGCCATCTTCGCCGGCGCATTTGTAGATCTTAACGAGTACGCCCAAGAGAAAAAGAGCCCGATCCAGTCTCATCGTCGTTTCCTATTTGGTAACCTTACAGGCCAACTAATTTTAAACAGAGGAGAAGTCGCCAGGACATCAAATGTTTTTATGCTTCCTAATGGCAAAGTCTGGGCCGGCCCAGTACATTTTCAAAAAGATGTAGGATTTATGTCCGGACCATTCCATACAGAACAGCCTCATTCAATATTAATAAAAAGAGAAATTCCAAATATCCTAGTAGAAGATTACAGATTGTTAGAACGGGCTGAAAGCGCTAAGTTATTACTGAGACCAAAAAGAATTAAAAGTTTAAGAAGAAGAAAAGGGAAAAGCCGGTCTGAGAGATTTCGAAAGAGAATAAAGTCTCCATATATATCAGAGCCAGATTACTCTACTAACAGGAAGGGTGAAGTTTTCATGACTTTTCATGTTAATTTTGCTAAGATGATAAAAGAGAAAACTCAATTTGGAGCCATGGCCTCCGGAGCAGATCGCGTTGCATTTGAGAGGATAACGGAGTTAACAGAAATCAAAAATCTTAAAGTTTTTAGAAATAGAGTTCAAAGGGGCATGAAGAGAGGAGAATCTAAATTAGTTGATTATGATGATAGAACAGAATTAATAGCGGAAGCCTCTTCAGATAAGTTAAGAATAGGAGAAACAGTACAGCTAACAAAACCAAAAAATTCTTATGATGAAAACACAGAAAGCATTATTATAGGATCTATAAGAGAAGTCGATCTTAAACTAAGAAATAGCGGAGGTATTAGAACGTTTGCTGTTTCGGATTTGGGAATGGATAAAAAAACAGATGGTTTTTATTCCTATAGTGTACAGTTTGAGCTTGTTGATGGAACAGGGTTGTTTGTCGAAGAAGAGTTAAATAAACTCACAAATGCCAGAAATTTGTTGATTGAATATTATGGCATTTCTGCCGTTGCAACAAATACGGACATCGAGTCGGGTGAGTATACTCAAGCATTTCGAGACAGAATAGAAAAATTATATAATATTCCTTCTAGATCCGAAGTATTGGGTAGAAACAAAAGAGAAAGAAGGCAGATTGTTAGAGACAGCCTAGTCAATCTTCCTTGGAATAATGCAGTGGCTTCTTTTATAGATGTTTTAGGAAATATAACGGACCTGTCAAGCATAGATGCCGCCTCAATCTCTGCCATGTTATATACTTTAGTAAGACCTGATACGGGTACGGCAGAAGGCATTAATACTGTTGTAAAAATGATAGAAAGGCTCGAATCACAGATTTTAAAATCTTTACATAAAAAATCACATCTCGTTTCGGAATTGGATTTTAACAGTAGAACTGCTGCATATAAAGGAAAAATGCCAAGAAACATTATTAACGTTCGTAAGAGGTTCGATAAAGTCTTCAACAGCAATGTCATGAGAAATGTGGGGTTTGCTTTTTTTAGTGGCCAAGGTTCTAGACAAGAATCTGGACATAAAACGATAACTTCTAGAGGCATAAAAAGAAGATTCACTAGAGAGCATTCTAAATATTTTAATAATGCTCAACTAGGGGGCACAGAACCTTTACCAGAAGGTATTAGTAATAAATTTGATTTAGAAAAAAACTTTTTTGCTTATCTTGCGCCGTCGAAAATTCATATAGGCCTTTCGCGCCCCTTGGCCCTTCTCGACCGCGGCGAGAGCTTGTTTAGAAAGAGACAATATGATCGGATAGCATCCAACCGTCTTGCAACAAACCCCAGAGCATCTACCCCGTCTCATAAATTAATTGTGAAATCGGACCCACTAGAACCAATAATCGATTCGATACCGCCGATTAATTTTACAGCAGGATATGATTCAGATAGAGCAAACATATCTGAAGAGTCATATGAGATTTCTAGTGCGAACGCATCTATACTCGGCCCCGTTGGTGTGGTTATACAAAGTCCGGCACAATATGAGATAGAGTTGCAAACTTTTTCCTTACTCGATGGAGAAGACGAATCAGCCCCATCAGAGGTCGACCCAAAGATGATATTGGGAGACAATACTAAATTTGCAAGTGATCCTATCGAAATAGAAAGTTTAGATGAGGTAGAAGTATTAACCGGACAGTTAGAAGAAGATTTTCTCGAAATTGGTAATGTTGTAATTGATAGATTGGTGTCATCTGATAACGGATTAATCGGAACAACTAAAGGGCCCTCGATTCGTCAACTAACGGGCAAGAATAGTGTTGTAAATTCTAAATTTGACTCAAAAGAGGATCCCGCCCGCCAAAAGGCACAGTTTTATGGTAAAATGCCAAATCAATTAAAATCTTTATTTTTATCTCGTTCCTCTATAGTGAAGACCAATTGGCTGACAATATATAGAACAAGTGGCGAAGATCTCATGAGGAGTTCTAGCTTGGCCAATCTTTTTTATTATAATTATCAGCATATTAATCAGGTCCAGGCATTGATAGGGTTTGAGAAAGACGATCGAGGAGAGCCTCAAGTTTCTAGCCCCGTATACAGAAGACTAAACAGAAGAATAATCGAACGTATAGAAAATAGAAACAGGACAGTATTGTGTAGAATGGTACCATATTCAAACAAATTATTAAAAACCAAAAAGAGTAAAAAACTACACATGACGGAATACGACGAGAATTTCTTTATTATTCCGGTTAGTTCAACCACAACCGAGACAGAATTACAACAAGAAGAAGAGCTAGCAGAAATTCAAGATTTTATAACAGATACGAGCACAGGAGATGAAGAACTTATTTCTGCTGACTCAGACGAATTATTCAGGGGTATGTTGGCGGCAAGATTGGTGGAATATTCCGACTTAAATAGAATAGGACGAAAGGCATTAAAAACCGAAATTAATAGAGCCATAATAGAGGACCGGATCCCCCCAGAATTTCAATATTCTTTGGTCGTTTTACAGCCTAAATATATAACCAGAATAGGTACTAGTTTTGGTTCCGAGGGTGATGATGCAAGGAAGAGGGTTGTAACTTCCGAAAGTGGAGTTCGAGCCGCTCTCTCCCGCCGCGTCACCGCCAGAAGTTCTAGAACAGACGTTATCACAACCACTGGTGGCGGGGGTTCTGCCGGAGGCCGCGGCTCCGGCAGAGGTGGCTACTAATGTCTTCTAAAAAGATAATCATAGCAAATGAAGGACTTTTAGTAGAAAGTGGAGATAACGATTATTTAAGAGATCATTTGGCCAAATGGCAAGTAATAAATGGAAAAATAAAATATGTTAGCACACCAAATTCTGATATAATATTGCGCCCGACAACCGGCACCTGGGTGCCAGGAGAAGACGACTTTTTGGTCTATGCTTCTGACCATCCGTATAACATTCCAGCCGGCGCCACAGTCGCAACATACAAGCCTCTTTATAAGTCTATGCAGATAATAGATATTGTACAAAATGTTTATGAAGCTTCACCGGCCGGCGAAGCCGAGGATGAACGACCAGCACGCACTAACCAACTAGGTTTTATTGATTTGGTAAATCGTCTCGTGTCCATTGATTCTCACACTGGGCAAAGTCGCCCATATAGTGATTTCGCAACGATTGTTATGACAGAACCTATTATGGAAGAGGTTTTAAATTCTGCCGCTGATGCCACTAGCGATCAACAGGGTGCCCAGTTTTTTTACAATTATTTTGATAGAGATTACGAAGAAGAGTTAATTAAAGTGGTTAACCATTATTCCATTCCCAATCTGTACGAGCAGTTGGATGGGGTAGATTTAGAGGGAACAACCGAGAACTTGTTTAGAGTTCCGCTGAAAAGAAAATTAAAAGCAAACCTTAGAAATGCTTCAAAAAGCCTGACTACGCAAAATCAAATTGTTCCTATAGAAAACAACGCTGAATTTTTAGCATATTCTGGTTATAGTTCGTTTTTCCCAATGCAAGCCGAAATTACGGTTTCAACCGGGAAAGCCCACCCAAGTGGCGGAGGCACCAAGATAGCCCGTGTGTTCCTGGCTGCTGCACAGGGAGTCAATTTGACAAGGGATCTGGAGGAGATTGAAATACCCGGAGGATCCGTAGCCACGAGGAGAGAAAATATAACAATTTCTAGTACATATGTCAGAGCCGATGCAATCAGAGAAACATTGTCCGAAGATATCGACAATGTTAAAACAATTAATTTGGCCAAATGGATAGATCAGGACGCCGGCGGCTGGCATGGCGACAACCCACTACCAAACAACTTTTCTTTTATCGGACCAGAAGCGATGTCGGCTTCCGAAAGTGTATCTGGAAATCCGATGCTTTTGGGTGTCGCATTGCCGCTCCTTTATACTCTGCTGCGAGGTATTGCTGCCGAACACGGTAGAAAATATATGGACATTGTTAATGGGGTGCCTGCCTACTCAGAAACATTAATGTTTAAAATTGAAAAATTTCTTGGCCCTGTTGACTCAATAACAACTTCGGATCCAATCCAGAGCTTTTATTTTATGAATTTTGGAGATATGGTTGACTTTTATTTATCCGAACTCCAAGAGGGGCAACAAAGAAAACTTAAGTTTATTGATACACAAATTAAATATGGACAACAATACTCTTACGTTGTCACAGCATATCAGGCGGTTGTTGGTTCAGTCTACACATACAGTGATTTGGAGATGTATGAGGAGGCTCGCCCCAGAAAAGCAACAGTGCGTGCAAACATAGAAACTGTTGTTAAACTTATTGAACTGCCCTTGTTTGTTTCCTCGGGCGCAGTATTGGATATCCCTCCTCTACCGCCACAGATTGATTTTTTGCCGATTATTGGTTCGCCTAGAAAATTAAAGATGCATTTTGATATGTCTTCAGGAGAATATGACCAGGAACCCATCTCCCTTAATCAAAGAGAACAAAGCGCTTACGATCAAGCAGCTATTAATCAGGGCAGAACAGATGGTTTAATAACCTTCGGATCCGACAACCCACCAAATAATTTTCAAATTTTTAGAACGCTAACCCCTCCTTCTGGCTATGAAGACTTCAACGGTAAATTGTTGACCAGAGCGTCGACACTATCAACAGGCGGTAAAACCACACGTCAGGCGTCTTCGGCAACCTTTGTGGTGAAACAGCCCCTAAATAAAAAATTCTATTATATGTTTAGAACCGTTGATTATCACGGAGGGCTTTCAAACCCGAGTCCAGTTTTTGAAATAGAACTTTATGGGGATGCAGGTGTTAGTTTTCCTATTATTCGAGAGTATCAATTTGCCTCTATAAGCCCCAAAATTTCCACTAAAACGGCAAGAAAAATTATTCAAATTGTTCCTAGAATTACACAAGCGTATTTGAACGAGATCGATTCTGGTTTAACAGACGCTTCTGGTATGCCCCTTGTAGCCCTGAACAACAGAGATATTGTATTGGGCATTGAGGATGAACCTCTTTTTGCTCGTGATGGGGGTGGCACCGACCGTATAAGAAGGGGAAAAAGATTTAAAATACGGTTTACTTCAAAAACAACCGGTAAGAAAGTTGATTTAAATGTTGGTTTTAAAACAAAACGAGTTAGAGGCCAAACGGAATAGAGACAAAACCTTTTTAATATACTATTTATTACGACACCTTCAGGAGAGGACAAAGTATGGCATTTTTAGATAATTCAGGTGATATTATACTCGACGCAGTTTTAACAGATACTGGCCGGATGAGATTGGCCCGTGGCGACGGAAGTTTTAAAATTGTAAAGTTTGCTTTAGGTGATGATGAAATCAACTATGAACTTTATAATAAAGACGACACTAGAGGCTCTGCCTACTACGATCTGGAAGTTATGCAAACACCAGTGCTGGAGGCCTTCACAGACAACGCCGCTTCTATGAAATCAAAACTTATTTCTATTCCAAGAAACAACCTCCTATACCTTCCTCTTATTAAGCTTAATACCACTTATGATAGCTCCACGGCAAAACATTCTACAGGATATTTCTTAATTGCTGTTGACACAGATTCAGAGACCGAACTGTTTGACGACGGAGCCGGCAGTACAATCAATGGAGTGTTAATGGGAGAGACGCCAACGCGCTCCGGAAATCGAATTCGGTTAGATCAGGGTTTGGATACAACAGAAATTTCGCCGGCCCGCTCCCTTGATCCGCTTTTGGTTGAGACACAATATATGGTCGAGATTGATAATCGCCTTGGTAGTATAGTTGAAAAAGTAGATGGAGTAAAGGCTTCCGTCTCTTTTATAGACGATGATTCACTCGCGACTTACTATTTGTCTAGAGGGACGGATAGTGAATATGTGGCCGATATTCAGGATACGGCGGTTGGTACCGCCGATGGCTCTATTAAGGGCCCCCGAGGAACTAAACTTGTTTTTAAGGTTCAAGCTTCTCTTGAATTAAATACTAGTGATCATTTGTTTGATACAATTGGTGGAACAGAATCTTTAACGGGTGTCACTGGCGCCAACAGTTATAAAATAATTAACTCAAATATTCGAGTAACTGGTGTGAATACTGGATACCGTATTGATATACCAGTTAAGTTTGTTAAGAAAATATAAAGGATAGGATAGTATAATGGCAACAACGTTTAAGAATTTTTTAAGTAATGATCTAGCAAACACAAGGACCCTTCTTCACGAAGCAATTCCAATTACCGGATCCATTGTTTCGGGCACATATGGAGGTGATAGCACGACTCTCGGATCAGAAACCAATCTCAAAACATATGGCCATGGAATGTTTGAGAGTGTTTTTGACTATCCATACTTAAGTTCCTCGGCAAATCAGATTTTTGATGTCACAACTGGATATGCCTCCACCTCCGTTCTATCGGGAGCGACCAATACTCAAAATTCAAAAAAGATTAACATTTATAATCAAATGGCTCAATATCTCGTTGGATACAACGATACTGGTAGTATTAAGAAGTTTACGATGCCTACTACCAGCACCACAATGAAAGAGTGTTATTTTGTACCATTTTCCCGTCTTCTAACAAAAGACGAAATTAAAAAAGGCTCATTTACTCTAGAGTTATCGATCAGCGGAACACTTGGTGGCGGGTTTAATCACGGTACCGGTAGCCACATGACTGATCGCATGAAATTAACCGATTATAGCGGCTCAGATGGTTATTATGTGGATTCACCGGCCGGTGAGTATGGGGTATTGTATGCTACACAATCTTCTACTGCTGGTAACGACGATTTATTAACTTCTTTCCCGGATCGCCATGCTGTCGGACTCCTTTATTACCAGGCTGGTGTTGCTGTAGTTTCAGCTTCAATATTTAATTTTGGTGGTATTCTTCATCCGGATTCATATGCGCTCGACGCAGCCGGCAATGTCCATGGCCCTCGAATCACAACAGTCGGTGATAAGAGCACTATTGGATATGACCTCGCTTCCACTGGTTCCACTATTGCACAAATGTCGGATGGACTTAGAAACAGGATTTACAATGTCTCCTTTAATAATACAACCGAGTTAAATTCAACAATTTATTTCTGTCGAGCATCACATGGTGACTTTAACTATAGTTCTAATCCAACATATCTTACAGGAAGCAAACTTCGTGTTAAAACTCGGGCCGGGGATGCTCCTGTCTCCTACTTTACGACAGTTGGTTTATATTCGGCTGACAATGAGCTGCTCGCAGTTGCGAAGCTCTCTGAGCCTCTGCGCAAAGACCCCACCAACGAGGTTACTTTGCGCGTAAGACTTGACTACTAGGAGGAGCGTAAATGCCTCTTTATAAATTTGGGGCGGGTGATGTTTTTCACAACCAGATAAAATCTCACCCTAGTAGCTCTTTCTTCATATACAACGAAAAGATATATCTAAACAAGAAAGCAACTGAGCAAGGCTCTTTTGTGAGTAATGTTGGTGGTGTTCCAGTAGGGCACGTTAGTCTGTTTGAATATAATATTGACAGAGTTTCCACTCCTGCCTATTTTGACGAGCCCGTTCTTCCGACAGCCTCGGTCAAGAGTACATGGCCCAGGATCATAGGCCCCTCTTCATCGACAGGAGATGCATCAATTGATGTTCCGCAAAATGTTAGAGACACTGGCGCCATATACCCTTTCGTTTATAAGGGCCTCGGGAAGATGGCGTTTAAAAACGTAACGAAAAGCGAATTTATCAATAATTATAATAATGGTGACATCATTAGTGGCAGTTATATGATGTCGTCAAGCATAAGTCGTAAACTCTTCGAATCAGATGATAATTTTAATGACTCAAATTTTACTGGAAGCGCGCTTAAAAATAGTTTAGATTACGCCGGCCGGCTGGGGGAGCACTATAATTTCCCATCGGGGTCTAGTAAGCGAACAAATGTTATAAGTATCCCGTCGATATTTTACGGATCAGAAATTAAAAAGGGATCTGTAAGTTTAAAATATTATATTACCGGTACACTAGCGGCCGAGTTAAGGGACAGTAGATATAATGGCGCCTTGATACAGCATTCCGGCACAGACTCCTCGACATACGATAACGAAATTGCCGGCTGCATATTATACAAGGAAGGGTTTATTATTCTTACGGGTTCTTGGGGGTTGTCTACAGGCGATTCGTTTGGTGTGCAAGACTGGACATATGACGGCCTCGACATTATTAACTCTTTGCCTAGTTGGTATCATTTTGCTGTTGGTGCGAATGACCACAATGCTAGCATCGGCGTTGCTGCTGATGCCAGTCCGTCAGCTAACATACACAACGCTTCGTCTTCTTTCGCTATAGACTTTGCCGGCACACACAAAGTTCCGACCGTTATGATGCTTGCTCATGCTAATCGAGGGGAATTAAACTATTCAAATAATCCTACCTATATTCAATACGGACAGACAGCATATCATCCATTAACGGCGTCTTATCTTTATAATGAGTATGCACTTGATATCAAAAATATCCATTCTTCTTCCTACTCCGACCCAACCGGAAGCTTAAAGAAAACCACATATATTACAAAGGTCGGCATCTACGATGATAAAAAGAAACTCATCGGGATCGCCTCTGTTGCCAAGCCCGTTAAGAAAACTGAAGA